AACGCTTGGGCTTACGCGGGGTTGTAGGCTTGAGCCGCACCCTGCAAAGAGCCAATACCTTGGCCAATAACACCTGCTGCCTGCCCAAACTGGGGTCCGGCCATCTGAGCGTTGACAGCAGATTGCATCATCATGGCTTGAGATGGAGCCAGATTTGCCTGCTGCGCTTGCTGCGCCATTTGCTGGGCGTAATTGATATCCGAGGCCCCTGCACCTAGCAGGCCCATACCTGCGCCAGCAACATTGGATAAAGCACCAACTGCTGCGGCCGGCTGGGCGGCAAGATTGTAGGACTGCTGCGCTGCAGCAAACTGGCCACGGGTGTCAGCGCCCCGCAAGACATCGGCCGCTTCAGCGGTGGTCGCGGCCCCTGCGCCGAGGTTCTGCTGCCCTGCTTGCAGGTACGGCTGATAAGCCCCAATACCGGATATTCCCCGCTGCATAGCGGAGATTTGCTCAGGGGACATTCCGGCTACTTGATAGCCGGGCAGGACGGGTGCCGGGAGAGCTTTTGCGGATTGCAGCAGGCCTAGTTTATAGGCCTCAATCTCGGGGGCTTCCCGGACAATTTGTTCTGTGGTTTCGGTTGCCATGGATTATCCCCGTGAAGCGTTTTTTTCCAATTGATGCATAAGAGCGTACATCTGTTTTGCTCCTGCCCGGCGGCTGCCTTTGCCTGCGCCGCGAACGGCTTTTGCAGTCATGACGAACTCACCATCGGAGAGCATTGCAGGGATGTCATCGGATTTCTCGGTCCCCGGGCCACTAATTTGTCCAGTGCGACGAGGATACCCGCCCGCGGCCAAAGAAGCAATCCCCTCAGAGCGCATTTCCCCACCGTAAGCACGTGTTTGGGGCATCAAGTTGCTGTACATAGAGGGGTTGTTGTACGGCTGGTTGATTGGTCCTGCTTGAGCCCCGGCCGCACCCATTGGAGTGTTGTACTGAGAAGCCAGTTGGCCGATGCCCGGAGTCTGGTATTGAATACTGGACATGGGAGCACCGCCGCCGACAGGGGACGCAATGTTGTAGTTGATTGGCGTAGAGCCAATGATGTTGCCACTTGGGCCGTACTGAACGCCGGGCAGACCTTGGACCAAGTACTTAGATGGGTCCGCATTGATCAGGTCCATGCCGGGAGTGCCGGACAGTTTTTGTTGCAGCTCGGAGGGCTGCAGTTGACCCGGAGTAAAGCCTCCCATCAAGCCCATGGCACCAATGCCCGCAGCAATACCGGGGCCGTAGGATCGGATGATGCCGGGGCCCTCAGAAGCCACCTGTTTTGCAGCCTCTGCCGCAGTCATACCGGAAGAGCGAAGTTCCGCGGTCCGCGTAGCGACATCGGCGGAGCTTGGACCGGGGGCGAACATGCCTTTTGCACCTTCACCCAGTTGTGTAAGACCCCCGCCAAATGTGCCTTCAGTGCCGGGCAACATCTGCATGATGCCCTTGCCCATGGTCGAAGCGCTGTCCATGATCCCCGGAACAGGGATTGGACCGCCTGTGCCGACAGCACCCGCACCACTGCCAGCCGTGCCGCCAGTCAAGGCTCCTGCGCCCATGGGGGAGGTATATCGGCTGGCCAAGTCATACATCCCGCCCGGAGCAGTGCTTGGTGCGGTCAGCCCATAATCAGTTCCGGCGAGGGCTGTTGGGGCAGGGGAGCCCGGCATACGAAGGCCCGAGCCGTCAGGCCCCATGCCTGAGGACACGGGAGTTGGCCCGGCAACAGGCGCATTGCCCATCACACCCTGATCAGTGCCAACACCGCCAAAACCGGTGGTGGTTGGCTGTAGGGTGCCCGGCGTTGTAGCCTGAGCAACAGCTTCTGCTGGGCCGAACAAGGTCTTGACCTTGTCAAATGTTTCCGAGGCAGGGGCAGCCAGTGCAGTAGTTCCAGCAGCCATGATCGATGAGGTGATACCACCCTTAATCGCATCACTGAACTTCTGGCCGGACAGCAAGTTCATTCCGGTGCCGATTACGCCGGAGCCCAATGCTGCTTGGCCCGCGGCGCTTGTAACGCCAAGGGCTCCTGCTGCTTTTCCAATGTAGCCAGAAATTGGGCTGCTTGCGCCACCCAGATAGGATGTTGCGCCTGCAATGATGGCGTCTTTCCAGCTACCACCGCCGGCCTTCGTCACCAACATGCTCGCCAGAGGAGGCGGCACACCGATCATGGTCAAACCGATGGTCGCAACAATGCGGCCGATAGGGCTGGAAACGATCTTTTTGGCGACCCCAACAACAGCCTTAAATACGGATTTGACAACCTTGGCCACAGCTTTGAACGGAGCCGTGACTGTTTTCCATAACTTTTTAAGAAAATATTCACGCAAGCCAGTTTCTGGATTGATCGTGCCAGAGCCACCCGCACGCTTGAGCATGCGGGCTTCTTCTGGGTTGATGTGCGCCAGCATGGTGTCGCCATTGCGGCCCTGAGAGGCAACAATGCGGACAGCATCAGCAATACCGCCTTGAGCAAAGCCTTGAGGCTCGGGCATTTGAGCTGCCATTCCTGTTTCTGCGCCTTGCTTACTGCGTTTGGCTTCAATCAAGACGGTCAGAATCGTGGCCAAGAATTCAGGGTCGAACTCGGCGGGGAAATCACCTTCATCGATGATGTCTTCGGAAATCATTTCCGCGATATTTTTGGCGTAGTCCTCTGGGTTGTCATTCAAAAACTTAATGGCCATGATCAGCGCATCGAGTTGCTCAACATTTAGTTCGCCTAACTGAGGAATGATCTCAGCCATCATGGCATCCATGTCCGCAGCCGCATCAGGACGAGCTTGAGTAAGGCCCGTCTTTACCGCGTCATATGTCTCATCAACGCTGATCTCTGGGGCGGCAGTAGCCTCATCGTTTTCAGGCAGGGCCATGATGCCCTGTGGTGGTGTCATTGCTGCTGTTGCCATAGTTTAAGCCCCTAGAAAATATTACTGCGTTGTCAGATCATAAAAGGAAATAGCACCCCAAGCATCGCCAGAGGGGGTCGCATCTAATGTTCGGATGGCGAGCGTGAAAGTGTCACTGACACCTGCCAAAGACCCTCCCAGTTGCAGGTCCCAGTTGTAACCAACATCCAACCGCGCTGCACTTTTATTCTGGGAAGTGGCGGATATGTATTCCTGATCCACGACCACCCCTCCGGTAAGCGCTGTAGCTGTCTGGTCAAACTCCACGTTGGAAGAAACAGTTGCACCCCACGAAGGGCCAGTCAGCGTAGCGTTTTTGAGGATGACGACCTCATAGTTCTGGGTGACAGTGGGAAAAGCCTGACCCTTGGTCAAAAGCACCACAGCGCCGAGCCTGCCTGTTGCCAACCGAATTGAAATTAGAGGAATAAATGTCGTGCTAAAAGTTGTTCTCTTGGTAGTCCTAGCTGCTGTGTAGTTCGCTGATTGAGCGTTATATCCACCCTCAGACATGACCGAAGAGCATATCTGCTTGAGCGTGGCAGCAACCGCCGAAGTGGAAGTAATCTCATACCGCACAGGCAAAATAGCCGTAGTCATGTACGTGGCGGTGATCTCGTTGGCGTTGGTAAACGTGTGGCAGACGATGTACTCGCCATTGATGATGAAGCCGCAGCGCACCGAGCCGACGCCCAACCACTCAAAATCCATCCACAGAATCTGCGATTTGGCTGAGTCTAGGGTAATCCCTGATGGGCCCGTGCCATCCAGCTTGTCCCCGTTCCATGAGCCTTGGTCCACGGTCCGCGCATCACTGGCCGTGCCAGTCACGTAAGAGCGCAGAACAAAGGCGTTGGTGCCATCAATACGCTGGAAAAACACCCCGTTTTGGGTGTTGAAGTAGCCAACCCGTTGCGTCAGATCCAAGCTCGGGCTTGCATCCATACAAAAAGTAGCCAGCACCAAAAGGCCCTTGCCGGGCTGATAAGGAAAGCTGCAAAAAGTCTGACGGACCACGGAGCCAACGCCACCAGCGGTTAGGTTCATATTGACTGCGGACTCGTTTACTTGATATGACGTAGCTCCTGTCCCCGTCAATGCCGTGTCGTACTGGGTATCGATAGCGTATCGATTCTGGCTATCAAACAAGGTGTAAGGCTCGCTTACGCGAACGCGGCCAAAAGCGTCCACATTCGTGCCTCCGATAGAGACGGGAAGGGTATCAATGGTTGCCACAAGTTGCCCCAGAATGTTTTCCAAGCGATTGAAATATAAGCGCAGGATGTTGGAATACTGCTCCTGATAATTGACGTTGTAGACAAGCGGAGCAGAAGGCAGCCGCGGAGCAGCTACCTTGGAGATCTCAAAGTCGGAGGTAACGATCATAAATTATCTCCGCCCGTCTGGTCGCATATCAAGGCGAGGAGAGCCCAGTTGCCATGTCACACCCAGCGCATTGCTCTCAACCTTAAACGCCAGCTGACGCCCACGCACTCGCGTGAAGATCTGCCCGGTAAATTCTTCTACGGGGAGAACCGCGGTCCGCGTAACGGCAACCGCGTTCGTGCCGCCCACGGAAGCTGGATCGTTGTAGCCAGAGCCGGAGTTCTGCAAAGGCAGCAACGACATCGTTACAGCAGGGCTTGCGGCTGTTGATCCGCGGAACGTGATATCAGGCAGCACCCGGTTGATAAACATGAATTGGTGGCCATCATCGAGATCAAACTGGGAAGTGGCGATATACGCTGCAATGGGCAAAGTGCTGGAAGTCTCATTGTCATCAACCCCCAACTCATGGATCACCAAGTTGCTGCTATAGGTAGCGGCCAGAGGCCCCTGTTGCAGGGAGCTATCCAGCCATGCCGTGCGTGCCATGGTTCCGTAATACCATGCGTCTTCCATGTAGTTGTAGATGACATAGTTTCCGATGTCGGTATCCGTACCCGTGCAGTAGAACCACCAAACCTCATTAAAGCCCTCGTTGGTCCCTGAAAACACCTGCTCTAACTGCTGGGTGTTTATGCTCTCAAACACAAAGCGCTTTAAATTGCAGTTCAGCGTTTGAATTTGTCCGTTGTACATGTAAAACTTGTCAACGCCCATCCAAAAAGCCATGCCGTTGGCGTAAGCCACAGCATTGGGGCTGGCAATAGAAATGTTGCTACCGACCAGCTGGGCACCCCAGATGAACGGCGGACCAAGGAACTGAACGGAGTAAACGGATGTGTCAGTCCAAACCAAGATCTCTTGGCGACCCTGAATAACGCTGATGATCTCAGAGCCCTGCGACAAGCGAACACTGCCGGCTTGATTGGTTGCAGACGGTGTCCAGTTTGCTGCATCTTCCTGCTCAGACCACCGAATGAGCAGTGGATCTTGAACCGTTGTGCCGATGTCATTTGCACCGAAAGCAAAGACAAAGCGGCTGACATCGGAGACCAGCAAAACATGCTGGATGACTGGGACATCGGAGGCACCCGGCAATGAAGACAGGGCGACGGCCCGTTGGGTTACGCCAACGGAGGTATCCCAGTAATAAATGCCGCCTTCACGCGGGCCGAAGATCAAGTCTTCGCCGTAGTTCGTCTGAGTCCAAAGACGCAGCGAGTCAGAAGAAGACAGGCCCACGCCCCAAGCACCTGCTCCCCATGCTCCCGCTCCCCAACCAACCAAAGGAACAGCCACCGCCGGTCCAGTGTTGATTTGATATTCAGCGTAGACGGCAGAACCCCCTCCCGTGGTAGTTGCATTTGCATTGGAAGACGCTGTAATAGCGTACGTTGTTGCATCTACAGCGTTGATTTGATATTCCCCGTTCAGGGTAAGACCCGCAACTGCAGTAGCTCCGCTAAACGTAACAAAATCATTGTCGAAAAATCCACCAGAAGCATCTGTAACCACCACAATGGGCGAACCACTCACCGTGCTAAATGGGTTTGCCCCCAGTAAAAAAGCATCTAGTATGTAAGACGCCACCACTGTCCCACCAGCCGTAGCAGTAGAGGTGGCCGAAGTCACCGCTGTGATTGTGTAGGTGTTGGCTGCAACTGGAGCAACGATAGTGTGCTGGGTATTGAGTTCAACCGCAGGAATTCCACCCACCGCAGTTGACCCTGTAAAACGGACTATGTCGCCTACCTGCGCCCCGTGAGCTGTGTCCGTTACGAGCACCAATGCCGAGCCACTAGTCGTGGTAAACGGATTAGTCAACGTAGCCGAGTAGTCCCGTGTCCTGAGAGGGGTTATGTCGCTGTAGGCACCCCCGCGCTGGATATAAAACTTCAAGTTGGTTCCAACACCAACAAGGTTTTGAGAATCTAAAGACACCCAGTTCCACAATGAACGGCAAATACCAAGAAAGGTGGAAGACGACAAGCGCGTCCATCCGCCAATTTTCTCGGGTGTGCCTTGGCGAAAACGAACCTTGTCGCAGTCGTAATAGCCACCCTCTGACGTGTAGCGGGTATTTTCCCGGTTCACTCCCGGCTTGAGCGTCAGTTTTTTTAGTGGCATGAGTCATTTTCCCACGGATTAGGCGAAAGGTCGAGTACCGGCCTTGTCAATGATAAGCGCCTGCCTACGGGGAAATAACCCCGCATTGTTGGGAACGCTAATGTGCGTCCATGAGTCAAATTCCCGGATGATCTGGTCGTAGGGTAAACCCGAATCGACTATCGTTTGGACCACCTCATTGGGGGTCATGCCGGGAACACGTATATCCGCTGCGCAGCCAATCCGGTGCTGGCTGGTATCTTTCGATCCCACCGAGTCGTTGACCTGTTTTGATCTAAAGCCGGAGTTGATCATGACGGGCTTGCCGCCGAGCTTAGACTTCACGCGCTCCAGAAACTCAGCCAGACGGGTGAGGTTGGCAATCTCGTCGATATTGGGCGTGTTGTCAAACTGGCGGTGACTGGTTCTTGTTAACTCTTCCAGCGTGAAGTGCTCAGTCAGATTCATTTTTTTGGCTTTTTCTTTGCCGTTTTGGCTGATTGCTTGAATGCGAGATTGGTGGGAGCGCCCTTGGTTCCGGGCTTTCTCATCTTCTCGCCGGAGCCGGCCTTGATGCGCTCCTGCTTGGCGTTGATGTTGGCGTAGAGACCTTGTTTCATTTTTTCCCCAGTTTCATGTCAGCGAGTTTTTCAACGGTACGCCCACCGAAGTAGGCAAGAAAGATGATCTGGCCCCACTGGCCCAGCAACTGGACGTAGGACTCTTGGGCGTTGTATCCAAACGCAGACATCATGGTAAACAGGAAGAAGGCTACAAAGATCGCAATCAGCGCCAACGGGCGGATATTCTTAGATAGCCAAGAGTCACTGCCCATGTCCGAGCGCCAGCGCTCAGTGATGTTTTCCTGCTCAACTTCAAAGAGCTTGGTGTCGTTCGCCATCTTGGCGAGTTCGCCGTCTTGGGCCATCTTCGCCAGTTCAAGCTGCGCTTTGGCTTTGGCTTCTGGGTCAGGGATATGTTTGTCGATGAGCTTGCCA